AAGACCGTCCGCTGCAGCCTGGCCAGTAACCGCATAAGGGTTAGGTACCATGCCATAACGAGTCTTGAACCCGATACGTGGTTGGAAGTCATTCTCGCCAACCGCACGTACCATCTGGAGAGGTACGTAAGGGCAGTAGAACAGACCAGCGTCATAGGGGTTAGTACCCTTATAACCAACAGTCACGTAATCAGCAACCGCATAGGGGTCAATGTAGACCTTAGTGCGACCGTTCAATACACCAGCGAAGGTGTTACCTGTGTCATCAACATTCAAAGAAGTGTTGAGTGCAGGTGCGTAGTCAAGCATACCAGCGGCAGTCAGAGCAGTAGCAACATCTGAAGAACAGATGATCATGTTACCCTTACCACGACGAGTTTCTTTAGCGATTACGTTACACTCACGTTCCAATTGAACCAAGAGACCCTTGAACTTCTCAACAGACCAACGACCATCAGCATCAGTTGCCAAGTCGAAGATACCAGCAGTTTGCAGACCAGCTTGACGTGAACCAATCTTAGCCTGACTGTTGATAGAACGGATAACTTCACGGTTAATTTCAGCAAGAATCTCAGTTGACAAGATGTTTGCCAATTCAGTTTCAGCGTCTAAGCCGTGGATAGCTTTCAAGTCTTGTGCGAGTTCAAGCGTGTATTCTGCTTTCAATGCACGTGACTTAGCAGTTACAGTTGCCTTCTCAATGGTGAATCCCATTTCGTGGAACTGATTGTTGTCAGCGTTACCGAAAGTGGTGTTAACACCCAATTTCTCAGCGTCTGCCGTAGACATACCAGTACCGAAGTTAGGTGAGTATACGTCACCAGAGTCAACGATTGAAGAATCAATGTTGTCACCTTCAGTTTCGGGTGAAGTATCAACAGCACCAACCAAACCAGAAGGACCACGTGCACTGTGTGCACCAGCTGCATCAGTTTGACTGTCGCCAGAGTAAGCAGTTTGTGCTTCGTTGAACAATGCTTCTGTATTAGCTGCACCAGCACCAGCGTTGCCAGTCTTGTAACGAGCACGCATGGCGAAGATAAGACCAGTAGGACCAGTCATAGGCTGAACACCACATACGTCATATGCCATCAAGTTAGGCATTGCACGACGAACGAGTGCGATTAGGATTGGGTTCCAGTTATCAACTGCACCAGTACCACCGCCAGTAAAAGCGCCGTTACCAGCAACCGTTCCTGCTTCGTTCATTTGAGCCGTCTCACGGAAGGCAATTTCTTGGTTCTCTAGTACTGCTGCGGTAACAGACTTACGATGCTTGTCAGTGATTGCACCGGCAGACTCTTCGTTCAGTACGGGAGACCATTTTTCGACTAATTGATCATAAGATTCCATTAGTGATTCTCCTTATTTGTTAGATTTTTTGATTGCAGAAAGGTACTGAGACATTGCAGAATTAACTTCTACAGTTTCATCAGTCCAATCGTCAGTTGTTTCGTCGTTAGATTCTACAACAAGGTCCTTCTTAAAGTAAGACGTTTTAACTGTCTGTACTTTAGCAGTGAATGACTCTTCGTCTTCGAAGTCCAATGATTCTACTAATGACTTTAACTTTTCGATTTCAGTCTCGGCCATGTCACGTGAACTTTCACGAATAATCGCTTCACGTTGATATGACTCTAACTGTTGTGACATTTCAATTACCGAACCGGTTTGCTCGTTGAGTTTCTCTTCGAGTTCTGTTACGGTTTCAGCAAGTTCATCAACTAGGTCTACCTTAGATTCTGGAACGTCAATGTAAGATTCAACGAACAGGTCTTTCAACGAGTTCATGAAACCTTCAGCAATCTCCGTGCGGAGACCCTGTTCTACAGCGACTTTATTTTCCGTCATCCATTGTTCAACTACGTAGTTGAGGTATGAATCAATCTTCTCTACGAGATCAGATCGAGTAGACTCGAGCTCTTCGTCTAAACGAGATTGATACTCATCTTCCAAGCGTGAAACTTCTTCACTGATCTTGGACTTAATAGCAGTTTCGAAAATTACAGCTGTTTTCGCTTTGAACTCATCTGATAAAGTGGCTTCGCTTTCTACTAAAGCATTGAGATCATCAGAAAAATCGTATGCAGATTCTGCTACTTCTTCTTCTGTGATTTCTTCGACTTCTAATGCGTCAAGAAGTTGTGCTAAATCTTCTTTCTTCATAGATGACATTGCTTTGTATCCAGCATTAACCATTGCAGCTTTACTTTTCAATTCACTTGACATTTGTCCGTCTTTGTCACCTTTACGCTTTGGTGCTTTCTTGACAGATGCCGAAGTTTTTGCTACAGACGCTACTGAGTCTGCCTCAGCATTTTTCATATCGTGAGCTTCCTCGATGTCCTCATCGTGAAGTTCAAGGTCTAAATTTTCTTCAGACATGTATGACTCCTTATGTGTTTGATTTGAGCAACGAGAGGAAATTTTTAAACTCACGAGTCTGCGTCTCATAGAGATGCTTTTTCGGAGCAGTTCTAATTTCTGTCTCCATTTCTTCAATTACTTGAGGTTCAAGAATACCATTATTCCAAACCCAATCTACGCCTTCCATTATGCCATTGACAAATGCAGCGGGTGCAGAGGGATCTTGTACAATATCGACCGTATTTAAAATAAAATCGTCACGTACATAGTTGGTGCCATTCTTAGTCTCAAGACTACCCATACCACGAGTTGACACGCCTAGTTGAACGCCACCTTCGAGAAGACCTTTTACAATCTGACCCATAGGAGTATCCAAAATTTGTGCCCTTCCTACCACATCATTTCCCTCAAATCGGAGGTCAGTGATGAGGTGAGAAACTTTGTCAAGATTCACTGTAGGACCTTCGGGATGATTTAACTCACCGACCGATCTCTTTTGTGAAACTTGTTCTTCAACGTATTTGTTTACTGCCTTTTCCATAATAGGTTTAGGATAAACACGACCGTTTCTATTCTTTTGTTCTGCTTGGGCGAACACACCCTCAATAGCAAACGACTTAGGTTTGCCATCTTTCGCTTCAGTGATCACGGTCTCAATAGACCGATCAATGTATTCTGCCATTAATTTCATTTACATTTCCTTAGCAAAAGTGACACCCATTTTTTCAGCCTCTTTCTGAGACTTATAGGTGTCCAATTTATCGCCGTCAATATAAACGGAGAACCCTTTAGTGTCTTTGTGGACCATAACCGAATGTCTATTTACCTTCTTCTGGAAAACGTGTTCCCCATCAGGCATTTTCTTTTCTCGTATGTTCTTAAAAGATTTCATAAGATTATTTATACAAATCTAATTTTCAAGATAACTACCAGAGAAGATTTCTTTACCTTCCATCTCGGCAGTATCTTCCTCATCAACTTCCAGTTCTTCTTCGGTTTCTACGTCTTCTTCAGCTTCGTCATTATTAAATAACTGACCTGCCATGGCGACTTTTGCCTGATCTAATTGTGTTTGCAATCGGTCACTGACTAAGTCGTTAAACTGTTTTTCTGCATTTGTAAAATCGGTGTTGTAAATAGAATCTATAAATTGTCCGATGTCTTGTTTTAACATTGTTTCCGGCGGTGCGTCAGCAACAACGCCTACTTCACCCATGTCAACCTCAGTCACTTCAGGTTGCGTATTTACTTCACTCATTTTATATCCTCGCTATGTAAGATGTTTTCTTCAAGTTATCATTAAGTTTTCTGCCTGTACTACCAGCAGTTTTGTGTTCTGAAAGCGTTTCGTCCCAGACCTGATCAGCGGCGGCATTCGCAATTGCAGTAACATCCGCTGGTGTAATCGCAACAGCAAGTGCTTCTACCGTAATCAATTCAACAATGTTGGATCTAACCAACGACACCGAAACACCATTCGCAAATCGAAACGGTGTTTCACCGGCTTCTCTAGTATATAGGTTACCTGCTATAGTCAATGTGTAGGACGTTCCATCGGGAGTAGGTTGTATTCTCCAACCGTTCTCCAAGAAGTAAGTAGTACCTAGATCCTGACTATCTGTAATTGGGTCACCACCAACAGCAGTAAATGCCTTTGCCCATACAATAGGGCTTGGTGCTTCCGTAGAGGCTAACACCCATTCTTTCCATGCAGAGTACAAGTCAATCTTTGTATCTAAATCCCTGACACCTTCTGCAACATAAATGGTTCTGGTAGCGCCATCAAATGATACCTTTTGGTTTGGATAACCACCTTCATCTGCGGGTAACCAGTTCCACCAAGAACCATAGTTGAAAACTATACTAGGCATCTTACTGAATAATCTCTTTCCAGTTTACAGTAACCATCAACTTCACATTAGTATGCAATGCGGTACGAGTCTTCGCAAAGAAGTTCCAAGTTATACGTGAACCCGCAAATCCTTTAATTGTTCCTGCACCCTGTGCGCCAGAACCAACCAGTGACGTTGCATCAAGAGCAGGGCCAAGTGCACCAGAACCGTCTGAGTCGGTATAGACTTCCGCAGTATTAATTCCAGTAGGTTTCAATAGAACCTTGGTGCCGTTCAATGACGTTGCATTGTCTAGGTCACTGAACTCTAACTTACCCTGATAACGATCGGTGTTTAATGGGAATGTTACTGCATGAATTTCATCTGACTTGAACTTCAGTAGTTCGCCTGTAGTGATTACCGCTGGATTCGTCGCAGAAATATTGGTGATTGTGTTTTCTTTTGTACCACCATCTTCGGAGAAGTTCTTGATAGATCCATACTGAAAGTTGTTGTAGGTATCTGTTAGTTCTGCTTCATATCTGCCTCTGAACATCTCGTATAACTGAACTTTACCAGTGCCTTCGTATGCACTATCACCCGCAAGTGGGTATGATACTTGAACCGCT